GCTCGCACGCCACGCGGAACTCGCTTGCGCTGCGCTGCTCGTACTCCCTGCGCTTGCGCTCCAGCTCATCCAAAGCCGCCAACGCCACCTGCTTCTCCGCTTCGGTGGCTGCTTTCTCGCTCTGCTTGGTAAGAAGCTCTTTCTTCCTGGCATAGCTTTCTTCAAAGAGTATCTTCTCGTTCATGTATTGGGCGTATTCCTGTAGTAGTGCCGCTGTTTCCTGCTTCGCCTGCCGCTCGGTGTCTTCCTGTGCGTCTTTCAGGATGTCGGCTTTGCCGTTGTCGATGTCGCTGTTGTCGCCGCTCAACTGCTCGCGTCTGCGTTCTATCACGTCCAGCATTTCACCGATAGTCCTGCACGCATCCAGATCTGCCTGTAACTGTTTGTCGAAGTCGGACAATACGGTCTGCTTGGTTGTCTCGGCTATCTCGTTGTTGAGAAGTTGCAGCCTGTGGGTGTCCTCGGATGTCTTTTCCTGCTTTGCCATTATCTCGTCGCGCTTCTTCGAGAGGAAATCAAGATAGCTTGTCCCCTCTTGCAAGAGGTTTGCAAAATGGCTGCTCGCGGCAAGTCTTACCGTCTCGTCCTCGCTCTGTACCCACTTCGAGTATTGGGCATAGAGTGTCTTTCTCTGTGCCAGCATATCGGCATAGTCGTCATTCTTGCTGTCTTTGCCGCCTGTGTTCTCCTTGCGCTGCTTCTGTGCCAACTCCGCTTCTTTCTCCCTTAACTGAGCGTCTATCCGCGCCCGCTCCTCAACCGTCGCCGCCCTGTTGTACTGCTCCTGCAATCGGGAAATCTCCTGCTGCACTGCGTCCACGCTTCCGGCTACCGTCTTCTGTGCCGCCGTCCCCATCTGCGCCATCAGTGCGTTTTCTTCTTGGAGATACTGCTGCTGTCGCTCTATCAGCTTCCTGAACTCGGTATCCATCTCCTCCAGTTCTGTCTTTGCCTTGGTCTTGGCGGTGTTGCTAACTTCCCGATAATAGCCCGTCCCTGATGATGATGTCTGCACCCATTGGTTGGTGGTGTCGCTCATCTTCTCAACCTCGCCTTGCTTCTCCAGTATCTCTTTGTATTTCTCTGCCGCCAACTGCTGTGCTGCAAGTGCCTTGGCCTTGGCCATACAGGCATTGATAAATGTAGAAGCGTTGCTTATAAGAACGTCCTCGGCTGTCTTCGCATCGTACACTTTCAGACCCAGTTCGCTGAACTTGTCCGCGTTGTCCTGCACCCACTTTTCGCGGTCTTTCATGTTGTCCGTGAGGTTCAGCCACTCGGCTTGCAGAGACATGAAGGCGGTCAGCGGCTCTCCTGCTGCCTCCGCCGTCTTTGTGTTGAACTCTTCCTGCGCTTTCTTGGCTTTCGCGCTCTCGCTGCTCATCTTGGCAATGAGGGCGATGACGGCGGTGATGGCTGCTGACAGACCCAAAGTAAGCGTAGCCATAAGAGCCTTTGCCGCCACGGTGCTTATGCCCAAAGCGGTTGCAAGCCGTGCGTTGGCTGCTGTAAGTGCGTTCTTCGCCCTTGTCACAATGACCAACTGAAACGCGCTGTTCTTGTTCAGCTGCGTGTAGGCTGTCTGCAACGCCATCGTGATGCTCATGACGCTCTGTACTTTCGTCATGACGCGCTGTAGGTTCTCGTTTTCCCCTGCGAACAAGCCCATTGCGCCGGTCACGGCTTGGTAGCCGCTTGTCATGAGTGTCAGTCCGCCTATCACGGCTTGGAAGTTGCGGTTGGCGTTGGAGAGGTTCTTCTGCTGTGCGTTCGCGCTGCGCATGGACTTTGCCAGGCGCGTCACCTCTTCCTGCTGCCTCTTGTATTCCTCCGTCCCGCGCTTGCCCTGCTGCTCCATTTCCATAAGCACGTTCTTCGCCTTTGCAAGCTGTGTGCGGATGGAGACGTGCGCGTTTTCCAACTTGGTTGCGTCGTCGTACTGCTGTCTTATTGAGGCTTCCTCTGCGTCCAGCTCGTTGTAGGCTGTGTGTATTGTCTGCCCTATCTTTTCCCACTGCGACACTTGGTGTTCAAGCTCTCTCGTTTCCTGCTGCCGCTTGGAAAACTCGGCATCGTTGCCGCTGCTCCATGCCTTGTCACGCGCTGCCTTGACCGCTTCGAGCTTCGCCTTGAGGTTATCGTAGGTCTTTGACCATGCCATGTCGGTCTTGTCCAGATCGGCACGCGCCTTGTTGATGGCTGCGACAATCGTGTTGAACGCGCTGTCAATGTCTTTGCCGCCTCTCTTGACCTCGCCCGAGAAGTTCTGCATCGAGCTTTTGCTCTGTTCGAGAATACGCAGCAGCTTATCGTTCGTGCCGCTTATCTCAAAGGAAAGACCTCCGCCCTGAATGTTCATACCGTTGCTATCTGTTTAGTCTGTTAATCATGTTGAGTACCTCGTTCGCGTTGTCGTCCGTGAGCCTTATCTGCGTGTCGCCGTGCTTTGCCGTTGCATCTTCCACTCCTGGCGCGTCGATGAGCATCCTCTGTACCGTACCCCATGGGATGCCGTGTTGCAAGTAGTCCAACGTCCAGCCGAAGTGCGCACAAACCGAGCCTCGCCGTCCGAATGGGCTTTTCAGTCCTGTGGCTCTATAAGATGCGTCGGGTCGCTTGTGCGTGTTGCGCTCATCAATCTTATAGAGTTTATAAAATCCCCGAGATTGCTGACGTTGGTAATCAGCACCGCCAGCGTGAACAGTTCGGAGGGCTTCACCGTGTGCAGGAATAGTGATGTGAGGCTTTCCAGTGCCTTGCGGTCTTCCGTGCGCCTGAAGTAGCCGCCCTTGTCTGCAACGGCAATGTAGTAGTCTTCACCGAGTACGGCTGTCGCTACCACTTCCGCCAACCTGCGTGCCTCCTTGTTGGCAAGTTTCTTGGCTGCGTTCAAGTAGTCGGCTTCCTGTAGCCTGGCTTCGTCTATCTCCATTTGCAGCCATAGCGCACTCAGCCTGTCGAGCGTGTTGAGCGTGGGTTCTGCAATCTTGAAGACCTTTTTTTCGGTCACTTTCTCGCGCTTGCGGAAAAAGCCCGATATGCCGGACTTGCGCCGGTAGTGCGTCACCTCCACGTCAAAGGTTACGCCCTCCTGTATCATCAGCCGCAGCTCGTTCTGCTCGGCTTCCAACGCTTGCGTCTTGTTGTGTTCTTCTGCCATACTGCCTCAAAAGAATGAAGCCCCCGAAGTTGCTTTGAGTTGTTCGGGGGCTTCGGTTAGGAATTGCGGTTGCTGCACGTCGTCAGTCCGTCGTGATCTTCTTGACGTACATCTTCTTCAGTCCGGTGGTTGCCGGTTTCAGCACCGTGCCTGTCACCTCAATCAGCATCAAGCCCTTCTTGCTGAACTCGCCGTTGATCTTGCTCACGAGCTTCATTCGCGGGATCTGGAATTTTAGTCCCTTCTTGGGCAGGATTATCACGCTCTCCTCAACCGTCGAGACAGCGTCGGGGTATGCGTAGATGTCGCTTGCCACCGTACCGCCAAACAGGCGCGTCAGTGTTTCAAGCTCGGGGTTCATGATGCTGAAGGCAAAGGTTATCTTGCCCTGCTTCTCGGTGATTTCAACAGGGTCATCCTCTTCCTCTGCGTAGAACTCGGTCGTTTCGGGGTCGTCCTGCGACATCGTGCAGGTGTCCTCGTAGGTAAGTCCGAAAGCGGTGTACCCTGTTTCGTCGAAATCGCAAGCCGTAGGCTCGCCGGTCTTACCCAAAATCTTAGACAGACCCAATGTTACAAGTGTTGCCATATCGCTTCAAATTAATCGTTTTAATGTATGTTCCAACTTATACGGAGGTTGCGGTAATGCTGCCTCACCTCCAGTTCCTTAATTATCACGTCGTACTCTATCCAAAATTCAAGGTCGGCCACGTTCTGCGCATCCAAATATTCTGTCAGCTTGTCGCCGATGGCGCGTAGGCGTTCGCGGTCGCACTTGTACTGCTCCTTTCCGCCAATCCGCACCCTCTTGTCGGCTGCGTAGATGTTCACGTTCGATGTGCCTGTCTGTGGCTTGTCGTGCGTGACGGTGATGGTGTTGATGACAATATCCTCCTTGTCGCTGCCGTCGGGTCTTTCCCCCTGCGGACATACCTTGCCGGATATTGTTATAACGCCCTCTTTCACCGCTTGCGTGATAAGCCGGTAGAGTATATCGTCCGTGTCAATGCTGCTGACTTTCTTCATTACTTAAATGCGTCCTGTATGTTGGTTATCAAGTCTGCCAATTCACGCGCTATGAGCTTCTCGGCTTCTTTCTCGGCTGATGTCAATACATCGCGTCCCTTGCTCTCGACGTAAACCGCGTAATTCATTCCAGCTACCACTATGAGGGTGTACCCCTCTTTGTGCTGCTGCGCTATCTGTAGCGCGAGCCGCTGTCCTGTATCTACGCCCTCGTGTCCGCCTTTCACCGCTTCAAAAGCGATGTTCAATGGCTGTCCGTCCTTACAGACGACGTAGCCGATGGAACTGCGGAGGTTTCCCGTCCGGTCTGTAAATCCGCGCTCGGGCGGTATCTGCTTTGCGAGTGTCACCGCCTCTTCACCGATTCGGCAAAGGCTTTCTATTATCTGCCTTTCCACTTCTGCAAGAAACGCAGCAAACGTGGCATCTATATTGCCTTCGAAGTGCGCCCTTATACCCATAGTCTGTTGTGCAGCCTGCCGCTGTCGAATTTCAAGCACTCGCCAACAATCCTGACCGTTCCGTCGGCCTTGGCCCGTTCCACAAAGTCGCTGTCGAGCAAGTCGGTAGGGGTGGCTATCTGCTCGCTTGTGATAAAGACCGTCGTACCTTCGTCCACTCTTTCCACGCTTACAGGCAGTTGCGTCAATGCGGAGAACTCGCGGAACACTCCGTTTGCCGCCTGTATCTTGCTGCCCTTGCCGTTTGTCTCCTCCCTGCAAGTGCCGCAATATAATACGGTGGCTTCGGTGCTTCCATCCTCCCAACTGCCGTCCTCGTTCTGCGTCGCTTCAACACTCACGCGCTTGTAGAGGTGGTGCGGGTACTGGTTCGTTATCACGCTTGCAATGTTGCCTACTCCTACCATACGTTACTCCTGTTGCGTACCTTTGGCTTGTTGGACGGCGTGATGCCCAACTCCCCGCAGGTAATGTCATACCACATCTTGACGGCTTCCCAGTTCCACGAGACATTGTAGCCACCCTCGCTGACGTTCGCCAGCGGAATGACGCTTGCGAACTCTGCCACAAGTGCTTTCTTCGCTGTCGTGGGGTCGGCATCCGCTTCCGCATCGGGAATGAGTGCCGTCTGGTTGGCCAATATCAGTTCCACGTCTTCGGCTGTTGCCCCGAAACGCTTTGCTGTTGCGGTAATCCATTCTCTGTAAGTCATAACCTTGCTTTTGGAAAGGCTCGGGCAGGGGGTTGGGCTACGCTGTTACCTGTGCCGTCCCCTGCCTTTCGCCTCTTGTTAGTGCGTCCACGAATTGTTTGCGGTGTCCATGAGCCACGAACGCGAAGAAGTGAGCCATGCGGGGAAAGCGTTTGCTATACCCATGGTAACTTCCTCCAGCGGCTCTTCGTTGGCAAACTTCTTGATGAGCGTGTGCCCGTTCATCGCCTTGAGTGCAACGCTGCCGCTGACACCGAGGTCTGCAGGAGTCTTCCAATAGGTCTGACCCAGCACCTTGCTCTCGCTGAACATGACGACGTTCTCCGTAAACGGGTTGCCGCTGAACGGACGGCTGCCGTCGCCCAGCTCTATCGTTATGTCCTGGTCTATCACCACAAGCTGCAAGCCGCGCAAGTAGGACAGTCCGCGCATGGCGTTGTTCACCTGGTCGAGGCTCGGGGTCTGCTGTATCTGCAGGGCGTTTGCGGCAAAGCTTGCGCAAATCTTCTGCACCTCTTCCGTCTCGGTGAAGGTGGCGAAAGTGTCGAGCGACATGAAGGCAAACTTGAGGCTCACGCCACTTGCCTTTGCTGCCGCAACAACAGCCTTGAAGTCCTTGCTGATAGGCTTTGCGCTTGCGCTGGAAGCCCAGCTTGCCGAGCCGGTCTGATAACCGACCTTGTGTGCTTCGGGGATTTGGTAGTCCACGTCGTATTCGCTTATAACGCTCGTGTTGTTGGCGTTGGTAAGCGTAATCTTGCCGAGGGAAATCTGCTGCAATGCCATCCATTCCAGACGTGCTGCAACGGCTGTCCAGCAGAAATTGGTGTCTTCCGCCCATGCGTCAACAAGAGCGCGCAAGTCGGGGTTCTGCGAGGTCATGGCTACCATGATTTCGTAGTCGTCCAGCTCTTCGTCGTTCTTGGTGCGCTTCACTGCGATCTTTGGAATGTCGCCCTGAAGGCGTGCAATGGCTTCGCGCGTCTTCTTGTCTATCGACGTGCCGCGCGCAACCAAATCGGCGGCAATCTTCAGGCCGACCTGTGCCTCGAGGGCTTTCCACGTCAGCGTGTAGGTCTGCTTGAGCGGAAACAAAGTAGGATAGTAGTACGGCTTCAAGTCGTAGGTGTTGATGACGGCTTGCATATCCTTTTCTACAAGTCCGCGCATAAGTGTTGCTATCATAACCTTGTCTTGCTGTTAAATGAATACAATACCTTTCAAAGCGGCCTTGACGGCATCGCTTATCGGGGGGATAACACTCTCTTTGAACTGTCCGATGGTTACGGCAGACACAAGATGGTTGCCGAGTTCCACCACGTCGTAGCTGTCGCCAGTCAGTGCCTGTGGGGTGTACTTGAACGCTGCACCGCTTTCGGCTGCTTCCGCTGCCGCTTCGACGATGACCGCGTCCTTTTCGATCGCGCCAATGGCAGTGCCAATGGTGATGGTGTCGGAGGCACTGTTGGTGGTGTCTATCGCGGTGATGGCGTATGCCTTGCCGTCTACGGCAGACATGATGAAGTCGCCCACCTTGAAGTGGTGACCCTTTGCAACCTTTATCGCCTTTCCTGTTGCTGCTACGGCTTCAGTTACCTTGGCGGTCTTGACAACGTGGTAAAGTCCGTCGGAGGCTTTGCCTATTGCCGTACCCTCTGCAAGTACCGAGCCGCTGACAAGTTCAGCACTCTTCACGGTCACACCGTTCGGAATGTCGGCGAGGTTGTGGGTGCAAGCGTGGATGACGCGCTTGTCCTGCTTTCGCTGAATTTTCAACATAGCTTAATGGTTTTTTTTGTTTGTTGTTTACACTTCCCGTCCTGAAAGTACGGGCTTGCTGCTCTCTGCGGCTCGCTGTGCGATGTAGTCTGCCACTCCCTGCGACACTCCTTCCTTGTTCACGGCCCCAAAGATGGGCGCGTCGTGGTTCTGCAAATTCCTGTCGGCTTCTTCTTGCGCAAGCGTAGCGATGTGCGCCGTCTGCGCTGCGAGGAAGCTGTTGAAGTCCGCATCGTCCTTGAAGGACATCCGCCCGAAATTGTCCAGCAACAATTCGCGCTTGCTGCCCTCCAGCTTCGCCTTGTCTAACGCGGCGGTGAACAAACCTCTGCGCGTCTCGGCTGTCTTGCTGTCGGTGCATTCCACTACGATCCGGCGGTAGCTGTCAAACTGTG